ATCGACCGCATCCTTAAGGAATTGAGCGCGAGTAACAGCCTCAGAATTAGAACGAACCGCGCCGTAAGCATTGCTAAGTTCTTCCTGAGCTTTAGTGGCGTTAGGATTGTATGGAGTTTGCGCCATTGGAGACGCTTTAACTGGATTGCCCATAGCATCAACCAACGGAACGGTTGGGGTTTGATTAGGGTCAATTTCAAGAGCATCCTTACCAAAGATCACTCGCTTGGGGTCTCCAGGCTTTTTAGAAACTGGAATTAGCTTACGACTTACAGCGTTACCGTATTCATCAAACTTGTAGCCGAGATCATGGAATCCAATGTCCTGCGGAGTGTTAAGATATTCTTGACGCTTAGAGGCGCGATTATCCATTTCCGCAGGAGTTGGTAAACGACCAGCGGTATTAATGATCTGTTGTTGAAACAATTTGGAATCTATAGCTGGGTCTGGATTGAATCCAAATGGGTTCTCGACAGGCATTGGAGCAGCTGAAACTGGAGTAGGAGCCGGTGCTGGGGTTAGAGCGTTACCGGACGGCATTCCCATTTGAGCATTCGTTTGCAAATAAGGAGAAAGGTTATTTCCGCCAGCTTGAGGAGGGTTAGCGTAAGCAGATAGGTTACCGCCGTCGCCGCCACCCATAGGTTGAGTCACACGTTGAAATAACGCATTCTTCATGCGTTCAGCTTCAGCTTGCTGACTGTATAAACCAGCTTGTTGCGTATTAGCCAAACCAGCAGCTTTAGCGGCTTCAACTTGAGCAGCTTGTAACTGAGCTAATTGTTGCTGTTGCTTAGTAGAAACAAAACTATTGGCATACGCCGACAAAGCAGCCGCATCCTTAAACCCAACAGAACCATCTTTTTGAAGTTTACCAAAGATTTTCTTAATTTCTGGATTGGTAGTCTCTTGAGAAAGATGAGCAATGAGATCAGGGTTGGCTTGAGCCGCACCTTCAAACGCACCGATGGACTTAGATGCCATCATTTTGTTTTCACTGTATTGACGAATAGCTTGTCCGGCGGATTGACCAATACTAGCAAGCCCCTGCCCAATCGCCTGTCCACCTTGGTTAGCAAGGAGAATGTTAGAGAAATCCCAAGGGTTAGATGCGCTCATATTAAACGGCTCCTTTCAAGCTGGCGATACGTCCATCCATCCACCAACGGATAGCGGACTTGATACGAGGTTTGTTAGAGATAAAGTTGGCAAAACGTTCGCCGTAAGTCTCGTAAAGTTTAACAAACCAACGAGGAGCGTAATTGTAAAGCCAAGTGCGGAACTGCCACCAGCGAGAATCGTCGTTGCCGTACACTTCGCGAGCTACCCAGCAGCCGAACAAAGCGCCAAAACCACCCATTGCACCAGCACCGCTAAGCAATCCACCACCAAGTGCGCCAAGACCACTAAGCCCACCGCCAATCATAGAAGCAGTATTATTAGCCGTAGCTGTGTTAGCCGCAAGTTGGTTAGCTTGATTGCCAGCATAAATACCGGTAATGGCTTGGTTAAATGGATTAAAGTTCTGCGTAGAGGTGTTAAACGAGCCAGCTTGACCCGTTAAGCCTTGGAGCTGTCCTACGCCGCCAGATTGCCCTAAAATCAAAGCATAGGGGTTCTGTGCGGTCTGGGCCAAAGCGCCAAACCCGCTCATAAGCTGATTGGCGTTAAAGTTAGCGTTCTGAAGCTGAGCTTGTTGGTTAGCCATGCCATACTGCAAACCAAACTGATTGTTCAGTTGACCAGCTTGGAGGTTAGCTCCTTGGTTCTGGGCTTGGGCTTGAAGGCCAAGAGCGTTAGCAGCCTGATTCTGCCCCGCAACCGACGAAGCCGCCGCCTGAGCCTGTTGTAAACGCTGACGACTAACTGCATCGAGGTTAAGGGCAGCATTAGCAGCGGCAATAGGGTCATTTTGTCTTCCATAAAGGTTAAGTTGGCTTTGGGTAGCATTTACCGCTTGAGCTTGTTCGTAGGGGGAGAGCTGACCGCCTTGGGCCAACTGAGCACCAACGGACTGGTTTAACTGACCGAGTAAAGGATTTTCACCCGCGCTTACCTGACCAGCAGCAAGCTGTTGCGGCCCGCCTAACTGAGAAACAACGTTCTGGGGATTAAGGGCGTTTTGAGAAATCTGATTTTGCAACGCCATCAACTGCGGATTAGCTTGATTAAACGCTTGGGTAGCTTGAGCACCAAGTTTTGTAACGTCGTTAATGTTAGCCTGACGTTGAGCCGTGTTTAGCTGAGCTTGAAGGTCGCTAATGGCAGGGGCAGCCTGAGAATACGTCGAAAGCAACCCTGGCTGGCCTTCTGTGCCAAGCAGCGTGTTACGCATGATGTTAGCGTAAAGCTGGGCGTACTGCGGAGCAAACTGCGATTCGGCTTTGAATTGCTCAGGGGCAAGGGCGATCTGTGTTTGCAGAGTATCTGAACCAACTTTTGCTGGGTCGAGAGGTGTGGGGGCTTGGACGGTTGTTGAACCCATAGTATTAGGCGGTTAAAGTTTTGATTCTGTTAAAGTCGTAAAACTTCATTGATTTTGGACTGTTCTTAAATTCACGCGCCCAAGCTACCCATTTCTTTGCATACGGCGCTTGGTTGATAAACCAGTTAATGTCCGCACCAACCGCTAGGTGAACCATCCAAGTATCACCTTCGCCATGAGCTAACCAGCTTTGCTTTTCATCGTCTTTCTTTATTTCCCTAGCCAACATAATGCGCTCAGGGGTGCAAAAGACATACCCAAACTTGAGGTAATTCTCAAGATCGTGGGCGAGGGTTAATCCCCTCTCGGCATACATTTCTGCCGCAAGCTGTATAGCGGGTTTACTCACTAGGCGGAGGCGGTTCAACTACGGGAGCGGGAGCGCGTTCAAGTTTGCCAACTTCAATTAAGGTTTCAACTACCACGGACAAAGCCGTTTCAATAAGCTGGTAGCCGGAGCGGGAAATGCGACCAGAATTAACTGGTTGCGTAGCATCATCGAGGATTTTAACTGCTTCTTGGATGTTCATATATTGGAAATTGGTAATTAGTTGAAATCTAAAGTGATTGTCACGCCATTAGAATCAACTTGTGTGCCGTCAGAGTCGGTTACCGTGCACTTCCAGACCGCGCTGTAAGAGCTAACAGGCCCACCGTAACGAGCAAAATATGTGTTGGAACTGGTAAAGCTCGTAGCGTAAATGCCAGTATCACCGCTAACGTAGCTCCATAAGTAGGTGTAAGGATTAACGCCACCCGTAGCCGTAGCAGTAACCAATGGGTCTCCGGTATTAACGCCAAAGGTGTTTTCGGTAGCTCCTGTAACGACGTAGTTATCGAGCGAGATTGCTAGATTGGCTTCGGTGTAGGTAAATGTAACAGTGACCGTACCGCAGTTAGCCGTGGAGCTGGTAGAATCAGTAATAACACACTGGAATACCGCTTGGTAAACGTTAGGAGCTGTACCCGTGCAAGAGAACGTAGTGGTGGCGGCGGAAGGGCTATTGATTGAAATGCCTGTGTTTCCACTTACCCGTGTCCAAGCGTAGTTAAACGATGGAACCCCGCCCAAAGCACTAGCTGTAACTGGGCCAGTAGAGAACGTGCCGTTAGCTTGTTGAGCAGCATCGAGCGTAGGCGTAGAAAGCTGACCGGACAGCGTAGAGGTATTAAAGGCAATGTTTACCGCAACGGTCTGAGATGCCAGCGTTACGCCCATTGCATCTGTGACTGTGCATAGCCAAGAAGCTGCATAAGTCGAAGGGGATGTGCCCGTAGCAGACCAATTAACCGTGGTAGCTGTTGTAGAGCTGATAGCTGGGGTGGCAGACCCACCAAACTTAGTCCAAGCGTAAGTATAGGGCGCAATCCCACCGCTGGCGGACACCGTAACGGAGCTTGTCGTCAAACTGCCGCTTCCAACCTTACTAGCCGAGACAGAGCTAGACGTAAGGCTTACCGCTAAGGGTGTAACCGAAGATACGTTGCCTAGACTGTGAAGGGCTAAGAACATTAGGCTTGTACCGTCCAAGTAGCGTAAACCGACGCATCATTGGTGGATTGAGAGATAAGGGTAAGCAAAGCCGATTTACCAGCAGCTAACGTTGTAGGGGCGGGGCCACCCAACCAAGTCCAACCTGGCAGTGTAAGCGTGCGAGCAGTAGAGTCGCAGAGAATAATGACCTGTTTAGCACGCCCTGCGGCTAGATTAGAGGTGTTTAGCGTGATGTTGCCGGTCAAAGTAAGGGTCTGAAGGTTATTGGCCGTAAAATCCAACGTAAGGGTGGATGCGTAGGTTAGGGCAGTGATAACGGTCTCGTAACGGGTAGAAGAAACAAGGGTAAGGCCAGAAAGGGTGCCGCTGGAACCAATACCAAGGGCGGTAAGCTGAGCCGACACAGAACCAGCGTTGAGTAGTGCCCGCCCGTAACTATCGCAAGCAATCGTCTCCCAATCACCCGTGCCAGCCGTAGAACGACCAATAAGGTTGTTGGTGGCTAACGTAACTTTACCAGTATTAACAAAGTTGTTAAGGTAGGTGGCGTCAACGGTGTCGCCATTAACTGCTGAGAATCCTGATACAAGTGTGGGAGTAGCCATAACGTTAAGGAGTTGAAGTGAGTTTACGGTCTTGGACGTATGCCGATACCGTCAAATTGCTGATTGCACCTGTCGTATTAGTGTTAGTGTATTCAATCTCAAGCCCATAACCACGCTTGCCCACAATTCGAGGTGTGGTGATGTTATTGGCAGCTACTGACGAGATCGAAGGAAGGTAACGCTCAGTATGCGGATTAACAGTGATAGCGTTAATGCTCCAAGAGTTATTAGCGTTAAGGAAGAAGTTGGTCGTAACGGTATTAAACCGCTTGAGCGCAGGAGTGTTAAAGATAAACCGACGAGTACGCATCACACCATCAATCGTGAAAAACCCTGGGTAATTGTTGTTGGCTGGGCCAAACTCATCGTACTCAAGCTGCTCGTAAGCGTAAATGCCACCTTCTTTGGAGATGCAGAACAGGGTTTGAACGTTGTTAAGCAGGGTGGTAACGACAAAATCGCAGTAAAAACCGTTCGGAAAGGTATCAATCGACTCCCAGTTCTTGTTGATAAAGTTGTAAACCAACATCGCATTATTGCGAGTAGAGCCATTAACGGGGACGGCTAGGTAGTAGCGGTTGTTGCAGTAAGCCGCACAAGCCCCAGAAACGGCTGAGAAATTGATAGACCGTATGGTTGGGTCGATTGGAGCAGATAATGGCTCAGAAGCGCCACGAAGCAGCAATTCAAGCCCAGGCTGAAGGATAAACACACCACGATCCGACAGGAACAGTACGTTAGAACCGCAAGTAGCAATCGAACGACGAGCTGAACAGCCGTTTTGACGGGTAACTTCTTGCACTGAGACGTTAGCCACATCCCCATTGGTGTTGTTCATCACATAAATCGAGTGACGGTTAAACACTAGGGTCTGAGCTTGCTGGTAGGGGTGAAAGCCGACGAGGTAATCTGCTTGGCCTAATGCAATGTTAAATTCACCGTAAATCGTGTCATACTGCTCAACGTTATCAATAAACGACATTATCGCCGTGTTACGCCCATACTGAAGCAACGCACGGTCAGACTGAATAAGGCCAAAGCCCGAAGTGGGCATATAAATCAACGGGCTGGAGATCGTGCCGTAGCTAACCGTTGTCCACGCATGAGATTGATTGCCATCCCACTTTAGCGGTAATTTAAGCTGTGCAAATAGGATAGTCCCCGTAGCTGGGGTAGCTGGAGAGCCAGTAACGGTGTAGGTAAACGTAGTAGTACCCGTAACCGTAATTTGAAAGTTGCCGTTATACTCTGGCTGAGTCGCTCCGCTGATTTTCACCCAGAACCCATTGGATAACCCATGAGCCGTAGATGTGGTTACGGTAGCCGTTGTAGAAGCTCTTGTAATCGAAGACACGCTGGCAGTAGCCGTAGCCAAACCGCGCAGCATATACATTGAACCACCGGCTTGGAACATATCCACGGCGTCAGTTGATTTAACAGTTTCATTTGTTGGATAATTCTGGGACGTAACTGCTTGCCCAGGCGAATACATATACGTCTTAGTCCCCGTAGCCACCATAATCCATTCTAGGTTGGTAGTTGGGTCTGAGAAGATAGCCGAATAAAAGATGCCGTCCGTAAACGAAGAGCGCAAGACAGCTGAAGAGCCTAGAGTGAACGGAAGAATAAGCGGAGCACCAACAAATGCGATGGAGTTGGTTTGCTTTTGCATCCCCTTACGAACCGTAGCTTGAAGCTGGTTAAGTCTCATGTTTTGAGACACTTGAACCATTCCTTGGGGTAATTGTTCTGGTTGCTGACGGTTATCTAGGCCAATAAACGAAGAATCGCCATCAAACTGGATGGTGCTGTCTGGCGCGATTGTTTCTTCGTAGTTAATAGGCATAAAAGTTGGTCTTGATTATTTACAACTGGGTCAAGGCTTTAGTAGGCCGCAAACGTATCGCTGTAAGTAGTTCCAAAAGCAAAGACACGCATCAATAACGAGCCGCCAGCCGCTAATGACGTTGGGGTGGCAACGCTAGACCAGTTTATTGCGGGCCAACTAAGACTGATGGCTGAACCGGTGGTGTTTTTGAGTGTTAAGAAAATATAGCTACCAGAAGCCATACCGGTAAAAGCAAACGTGGTGTTGCCCGTAAGCCCAATGTAAACGCTGGTCTTAAGATCAAGGCGTACAGTAACGCTACCAGATGTGCCGTAGCCAAGTTC